CGGATCTGCTTTAATCCGTTCCACTCTAGCCAGTCTAGATTCCAGGCAGCCCATTCTTGGTCCTTTTCCTTTTTTGGTAAAAACTGTAATGGTTGGGTAATACTACCCATCCTATTGTGTTTAACCTTAGCTCCTGCTTTGAGCTGCATAGCATTATATACTTGCATAGCTTCTATTTAAAATTTTTAAATGGTGATTTCTTAAAACCTTGCCCATTACTAAGTCGGCTCTTCCCCATGTGCCGGAAAGGGCTCATAGATAATTTAAACAAATTATCTGACTTTTGCAAGTTTTTGGCTGTGTCATCCATGATGACACGTTTCTGGTAACCTCTATTTGATTGCTGAATTTTCATGAATGCAACTAGTGCAGAGAAAGACACAAGTCTATCCACGTTGAGCCCCTCTGTATAGGCTTGCATTTCTTTGAGTAGCATAGGATCCGGAATACGTTCTATTCCATAAGTAGTCCTCACTACAGTACCATCTGCTTTAGTCTCTGTATCTAATTCTTCTCTAGTATATTCTATGACATAACTTAGAAGGTGAGACTTAAATAGTATCCCCGTATTCTTCCAACCATACTCCTGAAATACATTTGCATTAGCGCCTAGATCTTTGAGGAACATAATCTGTGTTCTAGGTACTAGATACTTCTGCTTCTTTCTTGATATCATGTACTGGATAAACAAGGAGATGTTATTTTCTATCACTGTCCAGGCGTTGTACCACTCTATGATCATTTCCAGTCTCTCATGTGTCTTTTTGATATCATCAAATCTACCACACCATGCAGCTACTATCTTATCTTGTTCTATGTAATTCTCTGTCTCAACACCGGTAACTTTGGTTACTTCTACTGGTGCTTTCATCACATAGATAGAACATAATGAATCTGATGTAGTTGTTTTTCCTTCAGACACGGGGTCAATTGATGCATAGTACATCCCAAAGGTTGGATCCTTTACCGGTCTTTCCCACACTACAAGCGTCCCTGTTTTATCTTCTGTCTTCTTAGATATAGGAAAGTCAGTTATAGGAAGTTTATTAGTCTCTCTTACCTTTGGTATCCCTTGTTCATCTCTATAGATATCTAAGAACTCATAAGCATATTCTTTATCTTCTATTCTTCTAAGCTGCGCCCCTACCAAATGCTGTGGGAATATAGATACCTTTCTATGTTTAAAGGCTTCTTCAATGTTTCTTGGATGCTGGGATACTTCAAGCTGATATGCTTCCGGAGTCATCTTCTTTTTGCATTCCTCAAAGTAATCATCTAAAGCCTGAAGCGCTTCTTCTACAAGAGAGTTTCCGTAAGCATCAATGTATGGTGGCATAGACCACTGCTCTGGAATAAATAAACCTGACACACCTACACTACCTTTACTATCCAATAAGTCTGTATCTACAGCATATATATCATTTGCCTCTGGATTAAGGATCATTTCCTTTAGTGGTTCACACTGATCCAAATCCCCCACAGATCCAGCCGCAATAAACATACCCGTGGTCATCATACCAGACTTAAGTGCTGGCTTGATATATCCAAAGGTAGTATCCATCTTAGGAGCAATTCCTGCTTCCTCATGGAAGAAGTATTTAACTGGACCCCCTACACCATTTGTTGGATCTTTCTCAAATGACATACCTTGAATAGTACCTTTGAGACCAACCTCAGTCTTGCGGTCCCCTTTTCTTACTTCAATCTTCTGCTGCCACATCATAACTTTGTCTGGTGACATAGGTCTGTACCATGCAGTATGTTCATTTAAGAAGGCTGCATATTCTGATAAGAATTTCCAGGTACCTTTCTCATTGATGTAATCCTTTAGTGACGCACCCATCTTGAGTGTAACCCCAGCCTCAAACCACTGCTGATTTATCAGTTTACCGGCATGATAATATGAAGAGGCTATCTGACGTTTTTTAAGGATAGCGGAATGCTTGTAGTGTAACTCAGCTAATAACTCATATAGAGCCATATGATACTGAGCATCCCGTATATCAGCAAACCCAAATGCTTGAATCTCTTTGTTGAAGATAGGCAGGAAGTTAAGCCACATGTAATACTCTCTAGCTAAGAACCAGATATTCTTACCTGACTTTACAATAACACCCTTTCTACATCTTTCTTTCTGGTCATCCCAGTACTTAATAAAGTCCTTAGATTTATAAGGTGCCGTACAGTATACTTTGTTTTGATTAAATAGTCTAGACTGTTCATTGAATATCAGAGTACTATCTTCATTGAAACCATACTGACCAGGCTCCTTAAATACACTAAGTATAAAAACTCTGAATTCATCTCTTGTATCAAAGTTAGTAGTAGTCCAGGTACCATTATCCCAGGTAGGTATGTCGTTCCAAAAATCCATCATGAGTCATACGCTAATCCTTGTCCACCTCTTACTTTGCTTTGCTGCTCATCCTGTAGGTCTTTGTAGGCACCCTTAAATGATTGTCTGATTGAGTCAAAGTCTTTTGCCATAGCTCTAATTTGACCTATGTTACCATCCTTACCATCAGTAATCTGAGTAGTAGCTAAGTATCTTGCTATTCTGTCTAGTGCTTTCTGCATACCATCATACGCGCGGGATGTAGGTGTCTCATATAATCTAGAACAGAATTGCAGTGCTGTAAAGATGTCTTTGTCTTCTGGGGAAAACTCTGCCTCTATCTGATCTAGGATAAGGTCCTCTTTATCCATTGCCGGTACATGGAAGAATACATTTAAATCAGGATTAGGACATGTCATGTAGAACAAGTACTGGTAGATCTTAAGATAATCCTCTGGATAGTTATCCATGATATCTTTAAGCGCTTTCATTGTAAAACAATGCTCAGTAGGTACAACTACCCCATTCTGCACGTCAAATAGTCTTACTATCATTTCTTTTTAATTTGGTCTCTGTTATCATATAGCCAGTTGATGATTGAGATAACTTCATCTGCAAGATACGGTACTTCCATTTGTATAACTTCTTTGACTACGGGATCTCCATTTGATGAATATCTAGTAATAGGATATCCATACTCATCTGTTCCCTCTACTTCAAAGATTACATGATGAATGTATATCTTTCCCGGTCTAAGCTTACGGTTATGCTTTAGTATAATATACATATAAATACTAAGCTGTAGTGCATAGTGGTTGAAGTTACAATCATCCAAATGACTTACCGGGTGCTGCATCTTATCAGATATCCCCTCCCAGTTCTTAAATGATTCTGTCTTAATCTCTTTATTAGTCTTGTAGTCAATGATGTTTACTTTACTATTTACTACTTCTACTAAGTCAGACTGCCCGCATATACCCGCAGACTTAAGATAAACCATATGCTCTGGATAAATCCCGTCTGTAAGTTTTTGTTCAGGTGCCTTTTTAAGTGCTCCTTCTTCAAGAGGTTTGTATACAGGAATTGGAATACCTTCTAATTCTATAGAAGATAGAGAGCATAGATCTGCTTCTCTTTGGTTATGATAGAATGTTCCCAGAGTAGTAGCCCGGTCTGCTTCCGCTTTCCATAACTCTAAAATCTTTTCCGGTGGAATACCAAACCATTTAGATCTACTTTTCTTGGTTACACTAGCTGCTACCTTCTCAGCATCAAACGGCTTCTTAAAGTTAGACAGCAGAGATGTAACACTTATCCAGTCTATACCTTCTGCATCAATGCTTTTGTAGCTATGATCTGCAGCATTAAATATAATACTCATAGTGCGTCTAGTTTATCCTCATCTTCTTCTGATATCAGTGAGAACCATCTGCCATCCGGGCATTCAGTAGATAAGGCTCTTGTTTTAAAAGTTAATGAACAACCACACAGAGAACAACATGGTTGCGTTCCAGGTACAGCACATTCTTTACCCTTTAGATCAATATGCTCACAAGAATCACATATCTCCTTCCTGTGAACAGCAATGTCTTCTACAAATTCATCACGGATTACTGAGTTCTTCACTCCCTCCATTATCTGTTTTCTGTTCTTCCAGATGTCTTTTAGTCTGTTCCCCATACTTGAATAGTTTTTTCTTCATTAGGAATGCATCAATCTTTGTCTTAGCTAATAACAAAGTTTCCAGCTTTTGCTCTGCATTTTTTTTGTTATGATAATTAATGAATGTCTGACTGTCATATTTGTTATTAAGAGCTCTGTACTTTTTAATCATTCCATTTACAGAGTTACCCTTCATAATGAATTGACCTAAACCTACTAAGTTTATATTAATATGTTCTAAACTTGATAGTGTTTTTCTGACCTCTTTGTAGTAGAAGCTTACCACATCATCCACCATTGACTTGGGTAGATCATGCTGTTCAGCAACTTCTTTAATTATTATCTCCGGTTTCTTTGGTATCATCCCCTAGGAATTTATAGTCAAGAAATACTGTACCTTCCGTTTGTATTTGCATAGCTGGATTAATTCTAATAACCTTCTTGTTGTTTGGATCTTTCACAACAAGCTTGTTTTTCTCAGCTTTATTAATACAGTTTCTTACAGTCTGCGGAGTCTTAAATATCCAGTCTTCATCAGTAGATGCATCATAACAAAAATGTGTAAGCTCTATAGGCTCATTTAAGCTCAATAGAGTCAAGCAATTAAGATCAGACTCACTCACTGTTATACGGTTAATATAACAGTGAGTCAAGATCTGAAACTTAACAACATCCCATTTGGGCATTCTTACACGCTTCTGTACTTGATTTACTAAAGCCATGACTAATCTCTTCTAAGCTTTCTTTTTTGTTCTGCCTGAATCTCTTCTCTCAATTCTTCAGGAGATGTTGCACCTGCCATTGCATCTTCTTGTTGAGCAGCCATCATAGCATATTGCATTTGAATGCTTGTTCTTTTAAAACGTGCCTCTTCAATCTTAGCAAGTGTTTCTTCATACTCACACTGAGCCTTAAGATACTTAAGAGACTCAGTGTAGAACTGGTACATTTCTTCTTTCTTTTGTTCCAATTCTTCTCTTGTTAGTTCTCTCTCTTCTGTTTGGTTTTCCATGACTTCTATATTTTAAGTTTACACAAATATAGAACAAAAGTTTAAACCTTACACATTTAAAACAAAAAACCCAGATAGTGTAACTACCTGGGTATACTTAATGTTCTAAACTTTTATCTATTCTTCATTGTGAAGTTGAATAGAGTAAACAGATAAAACTGTCTTGAGATGTCTACTTCTATTGTCAAGACATCAATCTTTCCAAGACGGGCTCTTATTTGGAATTTGTCCCACTGCTTGTTGTGGACTCTCCAGTTGTTTCTAAATATCATAGTCTTATTATTTGTATGGTACATAAGATGTACCCTTACCTGATTTAACAGCCTTGAGTATTTGCTTACGTTGCTTACCAGTAGACTCATAAGATAC